CGCTAGGTGCTGCATATAAGTTAGCATTGCCTACTTGTGTTGGAGTATTACCAACAAAATGCATCTGTGATACACCAAACAATGGTGTGCCGGATGTATCTTTTAGTTCAAAGTCGCCACCTAGTTTGTGAATAATAGATAACTTGTTGCTAGTGGCATCCCATGTAGCACTTATGTTAACTAAACTGCTGTTGGTGTTGATAGCATCAGCTATGTTTGAACCTAACTTAACAGTTGGAGATGATGCTACGCTGACTACCACAGGTGATCCAAATACACCACTGGCCAGTGTTTCTCTAATAGTGAAAGTACTAGCACTGTTTAACACCGCAGAAGAGATTGCGCTAACTGTGGTTGGTGCGCTGGCGTATCTAATCCATAACTTGAAGTTTGCCGCAGCAGTATTTCCTGCGTTGACTAGATTGTTATAATCAGATTCAATAAACACAGTACCCAATGGAATGTTGGTTCCACCTGCTACGCTGTCTAACGCGGCAATTGCTGCTTGTTTACTAGCATAGATATTTGCGATTGTAGTAGTCCAAGTCTTGGTACTGCTCTTGTAATATTTTACAGCCCAGTTTGCGCCTTGGCCAGGAGTGGTTGTCTTAACCCATACGCTGCCTGTGGCAGCACTTATTCCAGTAGATGTTGTAAAATCTGGATATTGATAATGCGGAGCAATAACCAATTTCTTACCGCTGTCAAATGTGTTAGCAACAGCTACCCATCCACCTGCGCTCTTATAAAATAATTGATTGGTATTGGTGCTGGTGATAACCATGGCAAAATCGCCTACAACACCAAATGATGCTACTGGTACAGTACCGTTCCAGTATAATGCGGAGTTGCTGTTATCAATGATTTTAGCAGTCTTAACACTGAATGTGTTGGTTGCTTGATCCCAAACATTGATACCAAATGTACTATTTGCTGTATCAACCCAATATGTACCTGCTGCTGGCTCACCTGTGATAGGGCTGGCGCTAGGTGCTAGTGAATTTAAATCAACATCAGCACGAACAATATAGGCTTTGCTGCTTATACCAAGTGCGCTGTAGGCTGCTTGTAGTCCGTATTCATTGAGTTCACCACCGTGTACAGGATTGCCTTCGGCATCTGTTTCAAAGTACGGTGTACCAAATGTATCAGTTAAATCACGTTGACTGGTGATTACCCAAACTTTACCAGCATTGGCTGCTGTGGTTCCTTGTGCGATTCCTGTTCCTGCAGAATTCATGTTGTCTTGGCCAGTAGCCACAAAAATCATCGGAACTGTTCCCGCAGCAGCAGGCGTGTAAAAACTTTCGTCAATTACGCTGACCTGAATACCTGGGGATTGTAGTGTTGTTGCCATCTTAAAACTCCTTACTGGATTACTTTGTTTTATTTAGCATATAGACCAAAAAAAATAGGGTTAAATACTTGGCAAAAGGGCACCAAAAAGGGGTAGGCTATGAGAAATCTATGTAAAAAATGTCAACAACGACCTGTGGCCATTAACTATCGTAAAGAAAATAAGATATTTTATAGATCCACCTGCGACCATTGTGCTCGCAATAAAAAAGACGGCAGGCCTCTATGGGCCAAAGCAGGCTATAAGAAAAAGTCAGCTTGCGATAAGTGTGGATATACCAGCAAACACAGTGAGCAGTTTAACGTCTATCACATTGACGGCGAACTTACTAACTGTAAATTCACTAACTTAAAAACAATATGTGCTAACTGTCAAAGAGTGCTGAACAAAGAAGGAGTTCGATGGCGTCAGGGAGATCTGACTCCGGACTTCTAAACAAGATCTAATACTAGTCGAGTTGTTATAGGTAATTCTTCAGAGGTATTGTCTAACAAAGATTCTAGTTGAACATACAGGTTATCAATGGTAGAATCATTGGCCACAGTATGATCTACTCGACTGCCTACCCATGAATACTCACTGGCATGTATTTTTAATTCTTCTAATTTTTTACCACTGGATTCCCATAGCAGATTATCTTCAGGTCCGCTGTTGTAAGATTTAGCAATGTCAAACCATTCGGGATCAACACCACGTTTAATACGTACAACCATACCACCAGCGTTGTGTATAGCGGCAATTTCGTTGGGAAAACGTACATCACTGATGACAATATTATCAGTGGTTTTACGCATCTTGTTTTCTAAACTGGCAATCCAGATATCGTTGTGGAATCCTAGACGACACACATCTGTGCCCCAGTATTGTAGAATCCAACGTGGAGTTAGATTGGGCATACCTAAACGCTCTGCCCACCACGGATCTACTTGTTCGCGCCATTCACGAGCTTCTTTGGTACGGCCTTCAAGCAGGGTGCGATCCCATCCAAATACTGCTGCTACAGCATCTTTGAGTGTGTTGGCAAAACTGTCACGTCGAAAGCCGTGAAAATTACAGAAATAATCTGCTGCTGTATCTTTACCAGAATTTATTAAACCTACAAAACCAATGATCATAGTATCCTCACGTGATACTATAATATATTACATTTAGATTAAACTGTCAACGGTTAGATCACCGTTTTAGCCAGTGATCCAAGTAAGTGGAGTTCCGCCTTCTTTGTAATTGATTAAATCCATTTCCAAAGTTTCCATTTCAGCTTTACCTTCATTTTTTAAAGCAGTTCCATTTAATGTGGTGCTGCCCTGTGGACTGGCAATAGTACCAAACTTTTCACGAGCCTCGCCAAGAATTACTTTACAGTTGGCCAGCGCATAGTCTTTTAACCACTGTCCTGCGTAGGGATCAGATAATAAACTAAAATCCGGGCGATAGTTATACATCCAAATTAGTAATTCTTCTGGCGCACGGGGACGTTGCATAATGGTCAATAGTTTGCTGGTTTTATTAAATGTAAAATTAATATCAGTACCAAACATTTTACCCACTTGCTTTTGATAGCTGGCAAACGCATAGTATGTGGCCAAGCCGCCCATGTTAGTACTTGCCAGCAAATAAGTATTGCTGTAGGCTAGGTTAAATGGTTCAAATAATGTACCACCATCGCCGCCGCCTGTGCGTGATCCGATGCTACGTCTAAACAATTGACGTATTTCTATCACTTCTTTGGGCATTATGTAGTCGTTGACGTCTACTTGTATGTCTAAAAACCCATAACTTTCTTCAACGGCGTTGCTGCTACGTTGACGATACTTGGCTAAAGAGCGATCAATGGCAGTATTATAGTGAATAGGATCAAGCTCAACATCGATCATTCCTGATCCTAACATGGCTCGGATGTATTCTACGACAGTTTCTCGGGCGTTTTGGGTTTCGTTCATATGTGTATTTATATCTATAAATAACATACTATGCCCAAACTTTCTCTATTCCGTCCTGAAAAAGGCAACGATTTTCATTTCTTGGACAACATTATATTTGAGCAATTCCAAGTTGGTGGAGTTGACGTCTATGTACATAGATATCTAGGACCTGTTAATCCCTTAGAAGGTGAATCTACTCCTGGCGTACCCACTAATTCTAACCCTATACCTGAATTGGGCATACAAGATCTTATCTTCATGGAGAACAGAGATAGACACTATGATCCTGATGTATATGTCATGCGTGGAATTTATACCATGCAGGACTTGGATTTTAATCTAAGTCAATTTGGCCTGTTCCTCAACAATGATAATATCATGATGCATTTTCATCTGCGTAATACTGTAGATACGTTGACTAGAAAAATCATGGCCGGAGATGTCATAGAACTACCGCACTTGAAAGACGAATATGCTCTTGACGATAATCTAGTGGCATTGAAGAGATTCTATGTTGTACAAGATGTCACTAGACCCACCAACGGATTTAGTCAAACTTGGTATCCTCACTTGCTACGTGCTAAATGTGTACCATTGGTAGACAGTCAAGAGTTCAAAGAAATACTTGATAGCGATGCCGGAGCAGGTGACGGTAGCAGTCTACGTGATCTAATGAGTACATACAAGAAAAGCATTGAGATCAACGATCAGATCATTGAGCAAGCAAACTTTGATGTGCCTGCCAGTGGATTTGATACCAATAGTTTGTATATAATTCCTACTACTGCGGACACAGGATTAGTGGCAGTTGAAGATGCCAGTATAACCAGTGACACAGTGGATCAAGCAGTGTTGAATGCCAGTGCTGTATTACGTACACCTAATCAGAATTTATATGTAGGTTATATATCAGGTGACGGAAAACCACCAAATGGATCAGCTTATAGTTTTGGAATATCATTTCCCAGCAATCCCGCAAGTGGAGAATTTTATCTAAGAACTGATTATCTTCCTAACAGACTTTTCAGATATGATGGTAGACATTGGATCAAGTACGAAGATGGTGTTAGAATGACATTGAATAACTTTGGAGCAGAAGACACTGCGTCTGGTACATTCCAAGGACAACAAGTACGTCAAACATTATTAACCAGTTTTATCAACAATACAAATACCAATGTTATTGCTGGAGAAGTTGTTATAGAGCGTCAGGCA